TCTGATTGGCGATAATCAACCTGATTTTCAAGATGAAGTTACATTAACTTATGCTGGATCTACAAGAGTAGGACAGATAGTTAATATAGATACAAGACAGGGTGGACAGACTTATCTGTTTACTTTATTAGTGAGGTTCTGATGGCTAAATCAAATAATCTAGATGATATCACTCCTGATTTAAAAGATAATTTAGAAAGAGATCTGAATGAATTTGTAAGACAAGCATTGTCTGATTTATCAACTAAAACAAATAGTCCTGTAGATACTGGATTTTTTGCTTCTAGTTGGACAGCTAGTACCCAAAGACCTAGAGCAGATCAACCAAGAGAAGATTACGGCCCTTGGAAAAATTTAAAAGCAGATAGAAAAGGTGGTAGAGCAGTTGGATCTACCATTAAGCCACGTTTTATTAATGATATTAAATATAATTTTAAACCTTTTTCAACCGTATTTATTGGAAATAGAGCTAAATATGCTGCTTTTGCTTTAGAAGAAGGAACTGTTCAGAGCTATGTTCAAGGTAAATTAAAAGACAAAGTACGGCAAACATTTAAAGAAAAACCAAAAGTAAAAGTTGCAACAAAAGGATATAAAGGTGGCAAAGGTATTGGACAGTTTGCTGATCCTAAGAGAGTATTTGTTGATTACACTAATCCTTACGAACAATGACATTAGTAAATACAAGAGCAGCTTTTGAAAAAGCAGTAACAGATGCAGTTGCAGCAGCAGATAATACTGTTGAAATGGTTTATGACAATATGGTTTATAAGACACCAGGAAAAACTAAAAAATATATTGTTATGTCTATAGATTTTTCACAAGCTACAACACAGACTCAAGGTGCATCACAAGATTTTTATTCTGGTGTTATTCAATGTAATATTTATGTGCCAAGAGGAAAAGGTAGTGCAACTTTATCTGCACTAGGAGAAGCTGTTATTGATGGACTTACTTCTGTTAATGCTTCAAACTATACTGATACTTTTAGCTGCACTCCAAGAGTTCTTGACGTTGTAGGAGTTACACCGATTGCATTAGAAGATTCTTCACATTTCTTAGGCTTAATATCTTGCCAATTTACCGCAAACGCTTAGTATACTAATAATAGCTACATATTAACATGACAAGAGCAGTTGATCTTTTAAAAAACAAGTTTGGAGTTTCTCAACTTTATAAACACGATGTAATTAAAAATAATGAGGTTATTCTTTCTGTTTATTGGCATCCTTTAACTCTCGCAGAGAGAGAATCAATCACTAAAAAATCAGATACTAATGATCCAAATGATTTTGCATTGGCTCTTATGATTCAAAAATCATTAGATAAAGATGGTGCAAGGCTTTTCCAAGATGGAGATAAGGCTTCATTAAGAAGAGAAGTCGAAGCAAATATATTACAAGAAATACAATTAGCCATGATTGAAGCTGGACAAACCAGAGGAGTTGAAGAGGCTAAAGCCGAATTAAAAAGCTAATAATGATTGGCAATTTATATTTTCATTAGCAAAAGAATTAGGAAAAACTGTTGCTGAACTTTCAGAAACTTTAACTGTAGAAGAAATGATAGGTTGGGCTGCTTATGCAGAAATTGAACATGAAGAATTAAAAAAACAACAAGAACAAGCACAACGATCTAGTGCTTTACGAGGTAAAAAGAGGTAATATAGAGAAAATGTTTTAATTTTTATATCAAGTGGCTAATTATGATGTATCAATAAGAATAGCCATTGCTGGTGCAAAAGAATTAGATCGTGTTAACAAACAGACAGAAAAATTAAGATCATCAATTACTCAGGTAAACAAGGTTGCTGAAGCTTCTGGTAAAAAACCTGTTAGAAATTTTAATAATTTATCAAAATCAGTTCAAGAAGCTAGAGATGCTTTAGATGAAGCAGCAATAGGAACTAAAGAATTTAATCAAGCAGTTAAGAATTTAGTAACAGTAGAAAATAAGTTTAATAGAGCTCAAAAAAATAAAAATAGAGATTTGAAAGTTGAAGCAATAAGAAGAAAGGAAGGTTTAACATTACAACAGGCAAAAAATAAAATATCACAACAAGAACTTGAACTTGAAAATAAATTAGCTAATGCAAAAGCAAGAACAGCAAAAAAAGAAAGAAGTAAAAGAATCGGAGGAACTATATCTAGTGCAGCCATTGGTGGAGCTTTTCCATTATTGTTTGGACAATCAGGTACGGCAGCAGTTGGTGGTGCAGTTGGTGGTGCAGCAGGTGGTCTTATTGGTGGTCAATTTGGATTTGCTTTATCTATTCTTGGAACGGCGGTTGGTCAGTTTATTGATGAACAAGACAAATTAGATAGATCTTTGTCAAAAATTAGTAGATCATTTGTAAATGCTGGAAATTCTGCTGGTTTTACAAGAGAAAGTTTTAATAACTTGAGAAAAACAACGAAAATGACGAAAGATGAAGTTCTTGGTGTTGCTTCTTCGTTTGCACGATTTGGAGAAGCAGGTGAAGCTGCTGCTTTTATATTTGGTGATAATCCTCAAACTTTTAAAAATTTAGCTGCTATGAATAACACTAAAACTCTTATGACAGCAATATTAGACGAACAAAATGGTTTAAATATTGAACAACAAATTCAATTATTGCAAGAAGCCAAAATAACAAGTTTTAAAGATATGCAGTTAAAAGTTAATCGTTTAATTTTAGAAGAAAATTATAAAAGAGAATTGGCAGAAGCAAGACAAATTTCAAATCAAGATAAAATTTTAGATTTTATGAAACAATATTATAAGTTGCTTATTCTTACAACAGGATTTCAACCTGGTGCAGTATTTGACAAAATTTTTAAGGGAATATTTCAAAAAGATAAACTTGAAGAAGAATTACAAGCTGTTGAAGATATGGTTGAAAAAGTATTTCCAGATATATTTAACACTTCAGCAGAAAACGCAGAAACAGCAGCAGCAGAAATTACAAAATATTATGAGAAATTGTTTGATGCGCTACCAGAAGTTCAAGACCTAATCTCAGACTTAAATCTTCAAGTAGAGGGAATGAGTTATAGTATTCCGTCTGCAATAGATTCAGTATCAGCAGAACTAAGAAAGTTAATGAGTGTAGGTTATATGGTTACAACTACAGCAAATACCATAGGAGATGCTTTTGGAGAATCGTTTAAAGGAATAGTAAAAGGATCAATGACAGCACAAGACGCTTTAAGAAATCTATTTCAAAGAACAGCAGATGCGTTTTTAGATATGGCTGCGAGAATAATTGCAGAGCAAATAAGATTAAAAATATTAGGGATTGGATTGAAATTCTTTGGAGGTGGAACTAATGTAGTTAGTGAAACAACTGATATTTTTGCTGGTAAGGGTCTCACCGCAGCAGAGCCAGGTGAAGTTACATACAAAAATTTTGAAAAGTTTGCTAATGGTGGTAGACCTCCTGTTGGCAGACCTTCAATCGTAGGAGAGAGAGGTGCTGAATTATTTGTTCCTGATAGAGCAGGAACTATTATTCCAAATCATCAATTAGGTGGTTCAACAAATATAGTTGTAAATGTAGATGCTTCTGGCTCTTCTGTTGAAGGAGATGAAGAACAAGGTAGAGAACTTGGTCGTATGATTTCAGTTGCTATACAATCAGAATTAATCAAACAAAAACGACCAGGAGGTATGCTCGCATAATGGCTACGTTTCCTTCAATAAAACCTACATACGGACAACAGAAAAGATCCGCACCAAATACCAGAACAATTCGTTTTGCTGATGGGTTTGAACATAGAATATTATTTGGATTAGCAGAACATCAAAATCCTAAAGTTTATAATTTTACTTTTAATGTCTCTGAAGTCGAAGCAGATGAAATAGAAACTTTCCTTGATGCTCGTGCAAATGATAGTGATAGCTTTGATTTTACTGCTCCTGGAGAAGCTGCTGCACAAAAATTTGTTTGTGAAGCATGGAATAAATCTATACCATATAACAATAGAGCTACAATACAGGCAACATTTAGAGAAGTATTTGAACCATGAGTACTGCTCCAATCATTACTGATCTACAAAAGATCAATCCTTCAGCAATAATTGAATTATTTACATTAACTACCGATGCAACTTTGCATGGTTCTGCTCAGACTTATAGATTTCATAATGGAACGAGTTTAAATGCTAACGGAGATATTATTTGGGCTGGTAATCAATATTTAAAAATGCCAATACAGGC